GTTCTACAGGACGTAATTGTTGAAGTAGACGTTACTTCATCTTCAGGCGAAATTGCTAACCCTGGCACCTACGCACCAGTCACTGCTATTGCCGCAGCCGGAACGTTCTTGGTCGCTGTTCTTAACGACAGTGTGGCAGGACCAACCGGCGTTGCCCTAGGATATTTCCGTTCAAATGGCACTGTTTGGCAACGTGTCGCTACATCCAACATTGCTAACCTAGGTGGCGCAACTGCGGTGACTTATGCAGCACACTACGCTGCACCAGCAACTCCTGCAAACAACGATATCTGGATCAAGACAACTCGTCCAGGTAATGGTGTGAACCTTGTGGTTTACCAGTCAAACACTTCTGGTGTATTTGATCTGCTTGAAGTAGAAGGTGTTTCAGTCAACGGCACCGTGTTTGTTGCACAAGACGGATCCAGCCTAACTGACATTGCTACCACAATGACTGATAACAACCTTGCGCTAATCTTCACCAACGCTGATGCTGGTTTTGAATTGCGTATTGTGGATGGTGGTGTAAACACTGCTATCGACCAGGAAATCTACGCACAGGACGCTGAACCAGTTGGACCAGCAGTTGTGGGCACTTACTGGTATGATTCCACACTCACTGACCTCGACATCCTAATCAAGGCAGGTTCAACTTGGACTCGTGTTGATGCAGCGGATATCTATTACTCAACCACTGAACCACTTTCGCCAACAGACGGTGACATTTGGATTGACACCAACGCGCCAGCGCGTGAATTTCCAAAGCTATACCGTTATGACGGTGGCGCAACTGATTGGTTGCTCTACGACAACACCGACCAGAGCACTGAGCGTGGCGTCTTGTTTAACAACTTCACTGTGACCAGCCGTGCTACATTGGTAAGCGGAAGCGTTACCGCTGCTAACTTGCTTGACAGCGCACCGAACCCATTGCTTTACCCAACAGACATGTTGGCAGTGAACATGGCAGTTTCAAGTGGAACTGTTCGTGTTTGGACTGAAGGCATGAGTGTTAACAGCGGCGCAGGCACTGTGGACGGATGGATCAACGCGGCAGCAAACAATGCTGATGGCAGCGGTGTATTTGGTCGCCAGGCTCAGCGTCGTATTGTCAGCGTGGCAATGCAGGCGGCAGTGGCTGGTAACGAAGATCTTCGCGATCCAAACCGTAACTTTACTCTTATTGCGGCTCCAAACTACCCAGAGCTTACTGACGAACTGGTAACACTCAACAGTGATCGTGGCGAAACAAGCTTCATCATTATCGATACTCCAATGCGTCTAACACCAACTGAAGCTGTTGCTTGGGTTAACGGTGTTGGTGCCGCCGAGAACGGTGAAGATGGTCTTGTTACCAAGAACACCTACAGTGCTGTTTACTACCCACCAGGACGTTCAACAACTCCAGCAGGTAACACTGTAACTGTTCCAGCAAGCCACATGGTGCTCTACACCTACGCTTACAATGACAACATCAGCTATCCTTGGTTCGCTCCAGCAGGTCTAACCCGCGGTGTGGTCCAGAACGGTAGCGCGGTGGGTTACATCACAACTGAAGAAGAATTCAAGGCTGTTTCACTCAGCCAGGGACAGCGCGATGCAGCTTACCTCAGCAAGCTGAACCCAATTGCAAACTTCCCGCTTGAAGGTGTGGTCGTGTTTGGTCAGAAGACTCTGCACCCAACTAGCAGTGCTCTTGACCGTGTTAACGTTGCTCGTCTCGTAGCTTACCTACGTGAGCGCTTCGACGAAATTGCACGACCATTGCTGTTCGAACAGAACGACAAGCTAACTCGTGATCGTGCACGTCAGCTATATGAAAGCTTCTTGAGCGACTTGCTCTCAAAGCGAGCACTAACTGACTTCGCCGTTGTGTGTGACGAATCCAACAACACACCAATTCGTATCGACCGTAACGAATTGTATATCGACGTAGCAATTGCGCCAACCAAGGCGGTGGAATTCATCTACATTCCGATCCGTATTGTGAACACCGGCGCGCTCTAAGGGCTAGACCTCAGAAGCTAAGTATGGGGGTGGAGCGGCAACGCTCCACCCTAATCATTTAAGGATACAGCATGAATATGAAGTTTTGGAAGTTTTGGACTGTGCTAGTGCTCGTGGTATTTGCACTTGTGACAGGCCACGTATACTTTGGGCTGTTTGATTTCATCCTCGCACATGATCAAACCTACCTCACGTTTGTCAACCTGTTGCTGTTGGGCATAGCTCACGCACTGTTGTTTGTCATGCATATGCGTAAGAATTACAGCGAAGAGAACCACAAGATGGTTCGCTACATGGGCGAAACCGCCGTGGCATTTGGATTGATTGGAACTCTAGTCGGTTTCATGCTTGTGCTGTTCGCAGCATTTGGCGGCGGAGTTGTGGTGGACCCTACCAACATGATGACCATGATTGCACAAATGGCACAGGGCATGTCAGCAGCCTTGACTACATCACTGAGCGGAATCATCGTGTCCATCATTATCAGTTTGCAGCTAGTGTTTCTTGAAGAATGAACAGATCCGTATACCTCTTAGCATTCATTGATTTGCTGTTTAACCTCCTGTTGGGCTTCACAATGATGTTCATCTTCTCGTTTTTAAATATCAACCCGCCAGCTGACAGCGGCAAGGTTGATCCACCCATCCAACTCATGATCGAGATGGAATGGAGTCCAGAGAGCTTGACTGATATCGACATTTGGACTAGGGGATACGAAGGAGAGTGGGTTGGCTTCCGTCGCAAGGATGGCAGCTATTACACACTGGAGCGCGACGATCGCGGCACCATCAGTGACACAATCTACGTCAACGGTAAAAGCCAAATTATCAAGCAAAACTACGAAGTGGTCCGCTTCACGGTGCTGCCACCTGGTGAATATTATGTCAATATCCACTACTTTACTAAATCAGGAGACCCAGAAGAGGTCAAGCTCAAGGTAACGCAGATTGATCCATTCCGTGTTGTGTATACTGGCACCACAGTGGTAAGGCCTCTGCAAGAAACCACCATGGTATCGTTTGTGGTTGACACTAATGGACTTGTCACTGATGTGCGAACTGATGTGCAGTTGCCCTACGTGAGCACACTGCCACCCAAGCCAGATGTGATCACGCCCAACATACCGCCATCACCTGGCGTAATTGAAGGATGGGATGAATGATAACTTTGATGCTCATAATTGGATTTGCAATTGCCATCACTGTGGCGTTTTTGGTCTACTGGTCAAATGCTCACTGGTCAATCAAGGTATCAGTGTTGGTCGCGCTGTTGCTGACTGGCGTGATGGCCTACGAAAACTATGTCAACAGCTTGGGGACGCCAATCCTGGCGAAACCAGATGGACAGGTGGGCTATGTCTACCACATAATTGGGGGCGATCCTGCCGTCATCACACTGTGGGCTTTTGACACTGAATTCCGCCACAAGTTGTATCAGTATCCATTCACCAGAGAGGATGCCAAACAGCTTGAAGAAGCCAAGAACCGTTCAGAGCAAGGTCCGCCTCAGCAGCTAGATTATGAAAGCACTGACGGCGTGGGAGGTCCTGGATTGAGCGACTTCCCAATACCAGACGAAAACTTTGTCAAAGACTGAAGAAGCCCCTTTTGGGGCTTCTTCAACCAGCGAGACGCATATTCAGCAGACCCTTAACGGCCACGGCTCCGGTCCAGTGTTAAGGATATCCAGTGATACGTCGACCTCTTATGAAGGGATTGGGCTGTCTCATGACCGTTACTAAATTTGCCCGTGTATCCCAACCACCGTCGTTCTTATGTTTTCACGATGTTTACTGGTTAGAACACACCGGACGCCAACACGGCGCCCAGTGCTAGAGAAATCAGGATCACGTATCCGAACACGAAGCGTGACCCTCGGGGAAACAGCGGCGCACTCACGCCGTCACGCCTTTGCGCAAGAGCATGGGCCAGACCATACGGCCATTGGCTGAGGTGGAGTTGGCCAGTGCAAACGCCAAGCTGGGCACGATGGCGATCAACATGGCGGTGAACGTGAGGTTCAAGAGCACCAGCGAAAAATTGGACATGTCGGGCATTTCAGTCTCCTTTGCTACACTACTTATATAAGCAATCTCGCTCGGTAAGTCAAGAAGAAAATTTGGTTCAGATGGATAAATACTTCTAGCAGAGCGCATTATGAGGAGATAGACGAATGGCAGTTCTAGACAAGCTAAGTGTTCCAGTCAATGGTGAAAGCCAGGGAACCCTGATGCCTAAACTTCAATACCGTTTCCGCGTTAACTTCATCAACATGGGTCGTGGCGATACCAAGGTTGCAACAAACAACGTTGTGAGTGTTACTCGTCCAAACCTAACCCACGATGAAGTTCTCGTAGACACATACAACTCACGTATCTACCTAGCTGGCAAGCACAGTTGGGAACCAGTTACCATTGAACTACGTGACGACATTACATCAGCAACCAGTGCGTTGCTGGACCAGCAGGTCGCCAAGCAGATTGACATGGCCAACCAGAGCTCACCACAAGCTGGTGTCAGCTACAAATTTGAGATCGCTATTGAGAACACCAACGGTGCAAACCCGAATCCAGTTGTTCTTGACACCTGGGTCTTGAGC